ATTTACCCGCCTCGCGAACCTCATAGAAAGGAGCCTCATCCATGTCGCTCAATATTACATTACACAATTCCACTACGATTCCAGTTTCTGGTTTCTTCCCCAGAGCCATGTTAAGTGGAACTGGTTATTCTGGCACCCTGGCTTTAAGCCTGGCTGCAGATGCCGTTCCATCTTTTATGGAGGATAAATGTTTTCCGGTTAAACCGGTCGACTTTGGTCCGTCTCTGGGTACCGGGGATGCAACCAAGAGTATTGAACTTTTGGGGCACAAACCTATAATGGACGAACATATTTCGGAAGTGTTACACTTTCCGACGTATGATAGCCTGTTTAAGAATGTGCGCGCATTATTAACTGACTGGGATTTTACTTCTGTGGGTTCCGAGATAAAAGGAGAACATAATGTCCTCCATAAAAATATTCTCGGAGCAGGCCAATTGTTTAAGTGGGGTGTGGTCGAATTTCCTTTGACCGCCCCTGTGTACGATGGCCTAATGTACTCAACTTATGAGAAAGCCCTTACACCCCTTACGGGATACCGGGTTGCTACACCTGCCTATGGATTAACCGAGGACTCTCTTAGAGAGCTCTTCGATGAACTCAATGGCTTTGGTTCTAGCTTTTACGATTTTGATGGAGATTTTCCGTCGTATAAATTCGTAAATATCATAAGTTGGGCAGGATACTATCATGTGAACGCTTGGCAGATATTAGTGACCTACGACTTTAATGTCGTTGGGTTTACTGATCAGCCTTCGCAGACATATGTACCTATGTATGACCTTGTAACTCCGATCATACGGTTTACTCCGTTTTGGCGGAAAGGAACTACATACGTAGCCGGGTCCGCGCCGTCTATGGAAAGTTATTTTAATTCCGTAGATTGGTACGTGCCCGAGTACGATATGGAGCATAGTATCCAGTATATTGGTGATGCACTAATGCCGGTTACAACTTCTACAGAATTTTGTAGTCGCGTCGGTGTTAATATCGATACTAATCGGTATCAAAACACAGGCGATGAAAGTTTCCAACATTTTTGTGCAACTACCCATCAGTATGTTCCGGATTTTAAAGGTTGTGCTATTCGTAGTGCAACAGGCGCTATCGATACTGGTTTTGAGACTATGTCGAACAACCATATTGAAGCGTTGTCCGAATTATCGGATATTCTGGGACCTCTACATTTTGGGAGAGGCGTAGCGAAGCTACTTAGATCGCGCAGTAAGGGCGTTGACGCTTTTATGTCATTGCTCCATTTACTTGCTGACGCTAAATTGCTTTATTCTTTAGCGATTGCGCCTACCATGGATGATGCCTTAGATGTAGCTTCTAAGGTCTTACCTATACAAAGGTTGTTTTCCTCCAGCGATATTTATAGCTGGAGAACCTTAAATGGGAAAGATAGTTGGGACCTGGAGCTCGAAGAGCTTCCGGTGCACGTTGTTATGCGTAGCAAAGTCAGGTGTAGATTGTTGCCTGACTCATTGCTACCTTACATATTTCACGTGCGTTCGCTGGGACTACTACCAACATTATCGAATCTTTGGGACTTAGTCCCTTTAAGCTTCGTTCTAGATTGGTTCTTTGATGTTGGAACCGGTTTAGAGTTGTTGGATAGTTCGGCCATCGTTATGGCGATGGACATTAAATACTGTGTCCATTCCGGATCGTTATATACGTCCGGGCCACGCTGTAATGACTTTGTCCCAAATTCGGCCGACGATGATGTCAGCTATAAAACTTATTATCGGTGGATTGACTCTAGTCCGCCGGTCATAGGACCTACTAGACTGATATCGCTTACCCCGATGCAGGTTCCCGATTGGTTTCTTGCGTCGGCTCTCGTCTTTAAACTTATTACTTGACGAGACGTATATGTCATAAAATTTCCCCACATTCTCATAAAGAATGTAACTAATTTTCTTTACTCGAAAGGAGTAAGATCATGACACTCACAATAGCCAATGTAAATTCGGCTGACATCGTTGCCTTAAATTTTAGGATCGATGACTTTGATAACTACTGTTTAGTAGATCAACAGGTTTCACAGGATGGATATACTGCTGAGGCGCTTTTTAAGTACCTAGGTAGTGATCCAAGTGCTCCGGCATCGGTACGTATCGGATTGTACTATAAACCCGATCGTAATAATGGTTGGGGTGAAACTACCCTCTCCGTGCGAAAAACAACTATCGCTACGGAAACCATCGATGATGTCGAATACTCTGGTCCTGTGACCACGGTGATTTCTCATACCGTTCCTGGCCGAAATTTGTACAGTGACAATGGACGTTCTCACGCCCTAAATGTCTTTAGCTGGATATACCCTGGTACAACTACGGGTAGTGCGGCAACTCTTGCCGATCCGAGCTACGCCTTTGTGACGTTCTACAAGAACTTCATAGCGTCAATTGACCTGAACGATGTTCCGGAAATTGTTGCATAATGGAGTCCTACGTCCCGCGGATTGAGATATCCGCGCTGGAAGGGAAGTACGTGCGTACCCTTCGCAGTACAGACCTCCAACACTATGCTAATGGTAGTACAGGGTTAGAAAACACCCAGATACTTATCATAGCGTGGTCGTCTCTTCTAGGAGATTCGCCTTGTGACTCTTTAAAACCTAAACGCGTTATAAACCAGTTTATAAATAGACTGATCAACGACGTTATTTCGGTTGTACAGAGTTTCGCCGCGCTCGCACAGGAACTCGTTAGTAATATCGAGTATGATGCAAGCAGGAATATTATTATTCCGTTCCTACCTGGGCTATTGAAAACGCCCGTAGCACGTGAGTTTCTCACGTTATATAGGACTGGCGATCTTACCATTCTTCGCTATATCCTGAGCTTTTTATGGTTCGGGAAGAAACTTTTCAGCGAAGATCCTCAGTTAGAGACAGCTGCCTTTCGCAGCTGGATTGATACTGAGGAAAGACTAAAGGCATTTAGCTACCCCACTGCTTTATTAGAGAATCTTAAAGTAGTGGTCCAGTTTATAACAAAAGACTGGGAGCCCTTAAAACTTTTCTTTCCCAAACATGGGAATGGGGCGGTAGCTGAGCGAGGTATTAAAGGATGCATCAGCAAAAATGAAATATTGCAGATGACACCCTCGATGCAAAGAGTGTATTTTAATACACCCTATCATCTTGGAATTTTGTCTGCTAGCGAAATGTATTCAATGATATCAGGCTCTTCTGTTGAGGATGGCAGAGATATGTCTCGCTTGATGTTCGTTCCTAAGAGCTATAAAACTTTTAGGTCCATTTGTATGGAGCCAACAGCTTACCAGTACGCCCAGCAGGGTGTACGGCTGTGGTTCGAACATAACCTTGCAGACGGTATGTTAAAAGACCATATCGTCCTTAAAGATCAAGGTGTAAACCAGAGAGCGGCACAAAAGGGATCTATAGATTCCATGAGTGACACTTTGGATTTATCTCAAGCTTCAGACTCAGTTACGTGGAAATTAGTTTCTCGCATTTTTCCAGCGAAAATACTAAAGCATTTACACGCAACACGGACATCGGTAGTAGAGCTACCAAATGGAGAAACATACAAGGTTTCTAAGTATGCTCCCATGGGTAGCGCACTGTGCTTTCCTGTGCAGTCTACTATCTATGCTGCTATTATTATACTTAGCAGCATAGCCCGACTCTACCATGTAAGACCGGACGATCCTCGATTTTTCCATGAGATTGACGTGGCAGCAGCGTACCATCGCTGCTATGGCAATCGTAATCGTGGGAGGGTATATCGTCCATTTTATGCTTATGGCGACGACTTAATAGTCGATAAGGCTATTTCGTCAATCGTCATCGCTGCTCTATCTTCTTTAGGATTTCTGGTAAACGTTGATAAATCCTTCTTCGGCAATCAATGTTACCGCGAAAGTTGCGGGAAACATTATGTTGCAGGAGTGGACGTCTCACCATATACCTTTAAGACGAAAAAGATAGACCGTAGGGTCAGTATGGAAGCTCTGGTCGGTATTATTGACCAGATCAACAAGGCACAGCAATACGGTTTTACTACCGTGCGTCGCCATCTAATCAACTTTGCGTTACGTTATCCTATACAAGGAGTACGTACGAAAAGTGGGTTGAACCCGTTGCTCTTCTCAAATAACGAGAATGATTCAATGGCCATACTGTGTAACACGCCTCGCAATACGCATCTAAGAAAACGCGTATACACCCGCGGTGACGCCGGTGATTCATCGTGCTGTATGTTACAGCGTGATGAAGTGAGAAGTATTACGTTGGCACCACTGAAAAGCAAAAGAGCACCAGTCGAGGATGACTGGTATTACTATGCTCAGTGGTGGCGAGCGAGATACGCTGTGGATAGGAACAGATTAGATTATAATCTGCCCATAGCGAAATCTGACACCCTGGGGAAGGGTGTGGGGTGGCGTTGGACAGCCAACCCCGCATAAGAACCTGAGTGAGG